ACCAGCGGAGCCGGCGCGACAAGGGGCAGTTGCATCAGGGCGTCTTCCTTTCCTTTCATTCCTCACGGTTTCTGCCCTTGGAGGGTAACAGCACGCCCCTACCATCGCAAATCACAACAGTCGAGTATTCTTCTTACTGGGTGCGGTTGGTGTCATTTGCGTGTTCCTCCGTGCCTACCGCCGTCCGGTTGTTCTAGCAGCCGGGCGGCTCTGTGTTTGTGGGGCCCGTTTGCTCCTCACTCTCTAATAATAGCATCTATCTGATGCTGTATCAAGTGCTATTTGATATTGAATAGCATCACTGATATGCTGTGTGTGGGAGATAAATAACATGCCGAAAGAAACGCAAGACACGTCCATGGAGTGGCGGGCGATGGTGCGCGTCCCTGCCGCGTTAGGCCAGCGCATCGAGGAGCAGGCCAAACACGAGATGATGCCCACGGCCGTTTTACTGCGGCGCTGGGTCAAAGAAGGGGTCGAGCGCGATGAACGCAAGCGAAAGCGCGACGAGTCGTGACCACCCCCACGCGATATAGCGGGCCTTGGGTACCGATAGGCAACAGGAGCCCCGCGTGACGACAGACACAAGCCTCGTCAGCCTTCCGTCGATGGCCTTAGCTCCGACGCGGAAACGGGCGTATAGTGCACGCAACCCGTTATCGCAGGCCAGGGCTGACCGGGTACGCCGCCTCGTCGATGAGTTGCCCGTGACGCCCACGATTCGTCAGGTGTACTACATCCTCGTGGGCGATCATTTAATCGAGAAAACGGACGCCGGTTATAAATCCCTCGTGCGGCAATTGGGCGCGATGCGCAAGGGGGGAGAGTTGCCCTACACGGCGCTCATCGACGGGACGCGTGACCGCAAGCTGGGCCGGACCTTCGATGCGCCGTCCGAGGCTTTAGCCTATGCCCGCGAACTCTATCGCCGGGACCCGTGGGCGGCTCAGGCGGTCGTGCCCGAGGTATGGGCCGAAGCCGACACACTGAGCCAGATGCTCTGGCAGGTGGCCGACCCGCTACGCGTGCCCGTGGTGGTGTGTCGCGGCAATTCAAGCCTGAGCCAACTCTATGCAAGCGCGGCCGTCATCCATAAGCGGTGGGAGGACACACACCGGCGCACGTCCATCCTCTACGTGGGCGACTTCGACCCGGCCGTCATGGATATGTCCGAGGGCCTGCACGGCCGCCTCGTCGAGGTAGGCGCTCCCGGCCACGCGTTCACCGTTAGGCGCGTAGCTATCACCCCGGCGCAGATCGCGACCTATCACCTTCCACCACACAGCCCGAAAGAGAAAGATGCGCGCACGCCGCAGTTCATCGACCGCTATGGTGTTGGATGTGTCGAGGCCGACGCCCTACCTCCTGCCGTCCTGGCCGCTGTGGTCAACAACGCTATTATGAGTTGCATGACTGACGAGGAGACGTGGGACGAGGCGTGGGAGCAACAAGACCTGGATCAGGGGGTACTGGCCAGGGTGTGTGAAGAGCAAGGCGTCGCCCTGGACCTGCTCGCGGCGCGTGATGGTGGGCAGGCGAGCCTTGCCACAATGGTTGATAGGGCGCTGAGAGCGACGCTGACGCGCGCTGGGGGCAAGAATGGCATGCTGAGGCGCGCGGAGATTGCGCACGCAAGCAGGAACATACACCTGTTGCTGCGCACGCTCAGTCAGTGTGATGAACAACTCGCCGCATTGGAAGCGGCCCAGGCCCCTTGTGCCCCGACCTACGACACGGCCGAAGAGCTACCCTTTTAGCAGGCGCGAAGAGACACATGAGGAAACATCGATGAGCACAGTCGCCGCGATCCGCTGGACCAAACGCGGCCCCGACTTGCTTGAGGCCCGCGCGGTGCTCCCCGATGAGCGCGATGTCTACGCCGGCTATGTCGCCGCAAGCCCCGGTCAGCGCGCCTGGCGCGGTTATGTCGGCTCCACCTTCTCCCCGGTCGGTATGGGACCGCGGAACGTGATGCAGCGCACCGTCGCACAGATGGTCGCGGAGATCCTGCAAGACGGCAGCGCCGGCCAGCAACGCGCCGCGCTAGCGTGGGACGGCGGCCAGCGCGACGCTGACTAACTTGACACACGCATGACCACTGTGTACGATATATATAGGTGATATATATTAAGCAGGGGGTGAGATGGCGACGATTCGGCTAAGTGTCACGATTCCCAGCACGCTGCATGAGCGGCTGGAGGGGATGCGCGACCGGGTGAATGTGTCTAAGGTATGTACGGTAGCGTTAGAGAAGGAGCTTAACATGTTAGAAGCACGGCCGTCTATTGCCGATCCGAAGATAGCCCAGTTGGTCGAGCGTCTGAAAGGATCGACCCAACGGTGGTACGATCATGGTCACGAGGATGGAATGCAGTGGGGAGTCGCGGAGGCACGGCGCGCGGATCTACAGGATGCCGCCATCAACTTCAGGACGTACGACGGTCGAGAGCTATTCCAGCCCTACATGGGAGATCGTGAGGACAACGACGAGCAAGAGCAGGGCGGGGCAAGGTATGCGCTCCCCGGCGTCGGTGACCTGAGTGCTAGAGAAAAGCTGTGGGTTGTACGCGACCTCGGCCTGGAGCGCGAACCGACCTATGCATCGGGTGAAGCGCGGGCGCGCTTCGACACAGCGTATGCCGACGTCGACGACGCCGCCTATCTTGAAGGCTGGCGCGACGCTCTCGTCGCGCTATGGGATGCCGTCGCGCTTGCGCTGCGCTAGCTACCACCCTTTGGCAGGCGCTTACTGTCCACGACGACCGCGACATCACCACGAGCGCCTGCCATCCCTACAGGAAGTCTTTTTACCGAAGGAGTGTTCGGTCTAGTTCGTGTACGCCTCGTTGGCGTCGGGCAACCGCCCATTGTCGCAGGTAGCGCCAGACAGCGCAGGACACGCGAACGTGGGGGACAGGGGAAGGAGGGACGATGGTCGAGCATACGCGGGCGCTGGTGCTCCACGACGGGCGCGGCGCGGGAGCCGCGGACCGCATGACGGGCTGGTCGGACATGCTACCCGATGCGCGCCGGAGGCGCGCCATGGCCGCCGCGCTCGCGCACGACACGACCGCGTTATGGTCGCTCGCCGACGCCTACCTATCGCTCAAGGGGCGCGCGGGTATTGGCACATCCGACCGGACGCGAACGCGCTACCACGAGGCGGTCGCCCATCTCATCGCCGACTGGCCCACGGTTGACCTACTCCACCCCGCCGACAATGCCGGCGAGGCATGGGTCGCCACGCTGCAAGCAGGCACGAGCGGCCGGGGCGCGTATCAGCCGTCAACGGTGCAGGTCCATCTCGCCGCGGGGCGGCTCCTGTATCGCGCCCTCCGGTGGGCCAGGGCCACAACGGCCGATCCCTTCGGTGACGCGCGGGCGCCGCATGACAATACGGCGTCGTGGGACAAACGCGCCGCCTATAGTGAGGGCGAAGTGTCCGCGCTCCTGGCCGTCATCGACCGCCACGAGGTCGAGGGCGGGCCGGCCGCTCAGACGATGGCGCGGCTCGATCGTGTGCTCGTGCTACTCGGGGCACATGGCGCCCTACGGGCTACCGAGATGCTTGGATTGCGATGGAGCGATGTCAACCTCACGACAAAGGAGCTTATCGTCGCGCATGGCAAAGGCGACAAGCGCCGGACGGTTGTGCTGTCGAAGGGACTACAACAGGCGCTGATGAGCGCTTCGCGTGACCAGTGGGGTGTGTATGTCTTGCCGTACCGCACGCGGCAGGCGGCCTGGTATCGCGTACGGCGGCTTGCCAGGGAGGCCGGCGTCGCCGAGCGCGGGCTCCATAGCCTGCGACACACGGCGGGGACGCGCCTGTACGGGCAAACACATGACCTGCTGCAGGTCGCCGCGCAGTTAGGCCACGCCCACGTCCAGACGTCACAAACATATGCCAAGCGCGATCGCTCGGAGTTGCATCAGTCGGTCGGAGAGTGGACATGAGCACGGCCCCCACATACAGCGACGACGCCCTATGTGCGATGGGAGGTGCGGTCGTCGCTATGTGCATCGCGTGGGGTGGCAGAAGGGACAAGACGTGATAGCCACTGGCAAAGAGAGCATGGCGCTGTTTACCTTCACGCCCGAAGAGCGGCGCTTTCAGGACGCGCGCCTCCAACCGGTGATCGCCGATGCGTGGGCCGCAGAGGGCGGCGTCGCGTGGTGGCGTGCCCAAACCGAGATCGCGGATGTCCACCGACAATTAGCGCCGCGCTACCGCGTCGAGGGCACGGACGCGTGGATCGCCTACCTGGGAACCGTCCTTGCCATGGCATGGGAGGCGACCGGCTACTTCGTCCCCGTCGACTTCTGGCCGTTCATCCCGCCGCCAGCGGCGATCGACGCCACGGGCCACACGGGGTTCAAGGTTGTCCACGATACGCAGCGGGCACAGGCCAAGGTCTTCGACCCCGCCACAGTGCGCGCCAACAGACATTATGGCCTGCTGATCGGCCACTTAATCGTCTGCCCCGACCCCATCCACACGGCCGCCGAGATCCCCGAGCCCGCCTATCCATGGCCGTTCGTGATCGTGCTGTCCGCTGGGGCCACGCCGCGCGTCGAGCGTCAGGAGGACATTGGTCATGGGCAGTGGAAAATTGCGGAGCGCATTGAACGCAGGCTTTTCAAGAACGCGCAGCAAGCGCGTGTCTATGGCGCCAGTCCGGCGGCTGTCGAGCGCCAAGCCAAGGTGGCACGGGCGCGCCAGGACGCCGCGCGTGTCGTCTGTCGGCTCTACGACGAAGGTCGACAATCCGGCAAAGCCTCCGGCGCGATTATCGGGAACATCATACGCCATGACGACTTCATCGCGGCGTGCAGCGTACCCGGCGCGGAGGTGGGCGTCACCGAGCGCACCGTACGGGCGCTACACAAAGAGGGACGACTGGCCCGCGGTGAGCCCCTCCCGCGCTCAGGGAGGCCCACAAAACGCTAGGTGCGCCCAGGGTAAGTGATTAATGTTGCAGAACATTTAGCCGCTAAATGATTGGGCTAGTTAATTGGAAATGTTTGCGGTACAGTGCGGATAGGACCAATAAAACTAGCGATTTAGGCAAGGAAAGTGAGGCAGACAAAATGGTAACGTCACACGGACACGCGCCTATCGCGGTCCAGGTACAAGAGGCAGCCAAGCTTGTCGGCACGGCCCCGTCCACAATCAGGATGTGGTGCTCGGTCGGAGTGCTGCCCGCCGTCAAGGTGCGTAAGGCGTGGATAATTCGCCTCGACGAGCTGGACAAGCTGACACGAGCACAGGCCAAGCCGAAAAAGATGCCGGCGCAGGAGTTGTCGATGGCAGGCCAATGAAAAGCGCGTACCCCAGCAACAGTTTGGCGACTAACTGGGAATACGCGCTCCGAAGCACGACACAGGCTCGAAGTGAGCCGCCTCATTTGGCAAAGGTACGGGCTAGCGCTCGTTGTGTCGTTGCTTTCCATCATAGATGATAGACAACCACACGTACAAGGGGACAACTGATAATGCCACTGCGAGACTATCGCAGGACATAGAAAAGGCCGGTCACGATTCGCCCGCCAAGTTGATTCGTGAGCCGGCCCGCAGAGAAAACGGAGCTATGGACTATGTCCTTCTCTATCGTACCACGTCTTGGCACCCAGCCGCTAGTTAGTACCACAATCGGGGGTGTGCGATGAGCGCCTCCCCCCACGACAATCACACGGCCCCTCCCCCGCTTGACGCGCCCCTCGGCGATTGGGCGCTCTATTATGCCGTCGAGCTCGGCTGGCCCGTCTTCCCTGTTCAACCCGACGACAAGGTCCCCCACAAAAGCGAGGAGGTCATGCCCGGCGTGGCCGTTCCCGCAGGCGGAGGCGGCTTTCACCTCGCCTCGACGGACCCGGCCACCATCACGCGCTGGTGGACCCGCTGGCCCCACGACCTGATCGGCGTGGCTATCGCGGGCTGGTGCGTCGTGGACGCCGATCTACGCCACGGGGGGGCCGCCAACCTAGACCAGTTATGCGCGGCGCACAACATCGACCTGGCCAACACAGTGCGCGCCCACAGCGCCTCGGGCGGCCCGCACTACTTCTTCCGCGACGTGCCCGGCCTGCGGCGCGCGATGGGCTTCCTGGAGGGCGTGGACTTCCTCGCCAGCGACAAGGGCTTCGTCGTCGTCGCACCCAGCCGCCGCACGGGCGGGGCGTACACCTGGGTCGAGGGTCATGCGCCCTGGGAGTGCGCCATGGCAGAGATGCCCACGGCGTTGCGCGAGGCCATCGAGCAGAGTTCCCCCAAGGGAACAGCCTACGCCTACAAGAGCAGGCCGGCGGGCTACGCAGGCGCGCCACGATCACGGACCGTCACGGACCCCGAGGCCTACGTGTGGGCAGCACTTGATAACGCCTTGGATACCGTGAGCACTATCAAGGCCGGACAGCGCCGCGACGTCCTCAACAGCCAGAGCTTCGCGCTAGGGCGTTTCGTCGGCGGCGGGTACCTCTCACGTACCGAGGCCCGCGACGGCATCGCAAGGGCCTTCAAGCGTGCGGGGCATACCCTCGACGCCAAGGCCGAGGAGACCATCGACGTCGGCCTGGATGACGGCGCCGCGCAGCCGCTTCAGTTAGTCATCGGCCACAAGGAGACCGACGCCCAGGGCAATGACGGCGCTCAGCACACCACGACCGAAGACAACACCCCACACACTGATGAGGCATCGGGAGGAATCCTACAACGGCTAAGAGCAGAGATGGCCGCCCACCAAGAAACACGACGTCAACTTGAGGGCTACTTGCGGCTTATGCGTGATCCTCGCTTGAGGCCAGGGCAAAAGGTAACGACCATGCTCGCCTGGGCCGAAACCGATGGACCACCCAAGAACCTGCACGGAGTCATTGAAGACGATCCAACCGATGATACCGCGCCGCCTGACGAACTTGAGCAGCGCGGCTATAATCGTCTCTACATCACATCGACCGCCGAGAAGAAGGCCGGAATGAACGCCCGCGTCTTCGGCCGCACGATTGATGATGTAGCGTCGATCGGATTGCTGAAAACGCAGACACGGACCGAGGCCGTCCAGGTCCCGCTCGACCCCGATATTACACCCCCGCCCACACGCAACGGCTCCGTCCCTGCGACGGCGTACAAGTACATGACGGCCATCTACGTCAAGCCCGGCCCTCTCCCCGATCGTTCACTCGACAAGAAGGCCGTCCAGACCAAGGCGACCCGGCGCGCTGCTGATGCAGCGAGGAAAGAGCCGCGCTGCCCAGCGTGCGGCAGCAAGCGGCTCACCGCCGTTGCGTATCGCTGTGAGTCATGCCTCTGCACCTGCACACGCGATGAAGCGGAGCACGCGGGAGAGACCATCAAGCAAACGAACGGCGGCCAGTGGGTCAACGAGCACGGCGAGGTCCTGCACAACGGCAAACAGCACTGGGGCAGTGACGACCTCTGGCACGAGGATGAGTATGTCGTTACCACGGACGACGGCGCAGACCTCGGGAGGATTCCTACGGAGGACGATGACTCGGCTTGGGGGGGCGAGGGAGAGCCCGAATCACCGTTGTACTTTTCCTCCCCCCTGATTACCCAAGAAAGGGGGGAGGAAAAGTACAACGCCCCTCTCACCGACATCATCACGGGGGCAGGGAGGATTCCTACAACGGCCATGATGGAGTTCACCGAGGCCCCTAAACATGAAACGGTCGTTGAGCTACCCGTGCCGCCGGACACGTTCAAGAAGCCGTGCTACGGTGGCTGCGGGACACTGACCGATCATGGCTACACCTGCAAGGCGTGCCGCACGCGGCCACCAGGGCCGCCGCTTCACATAGCGACACGGCCCGCAGCCGCGCAGGGGGTGCGCTCATGAGCGTAACTCTCGCCCCCCAAACGGCCGCGCCTACGGCGTCGAGCATCACGCTCCACATCGGGCGTCAGATCATCGTCGAGCCGGGCTACCCGCCGGCGTTGCGCGAGGCTGTGCGTGACCGTTTTATGCTCGACAATCCGCTCTACGCTGACGCCGTGCGCTTTGACCGCGATACGCGTGAGTTGCCCGAACACTTGCTGTACTACGACGTGGCGCCCGGTGGCGGGCTCATCCTTCCACGCGGCGCGCTGGAGCTATTCTGCCAGGATTGTCAGGCGTTGGGTCTGACGGTGCGCTGGACGGACGACACGCACGTCGGGGCACCCGTGGCCTTCGAGGAGCGCGTCACGCTCTCAGCGGCGCAGGAGAGGGCCGTCGGCGCGGTCCTGGGGCGGCGCATGGGTGTCCTAGAAGCGCCGGCTGGCGCGGGCAAGACGATCATGGGCCTGGTCGCCGTGGCGCGGCGTGGTCAGCCGGCGCTTTGGGTCACGCACACCAAAGAACTCGCCCGCCAGGCGGTCGAGCGCGCCGGCCTGGTGCTGGGCTTGACCCCCGACGAGATTGGCTTTATCGGCGATGGCGAGTGTCGTGTCGGCGCGCGCCTCACGGTGGCGCTTGTACAAAGCCTAGCCCGTGCCCTGCCGGAGGCGCTGCTCGACGTCGGGCATCTAATCGTTGACGAGGCGCATCACACGCCAGCGGAGCAGTTAGCGGCCGTCGTGGCACAGATCCCCGCGCGCTACGTCCTGGGCTTGACCGCGACGCCGTACCGGCGCGACAAGCTGGACGCCGTGATTGGGTGGTACCTCGGGCCAACCGTCGCCAGGATCGACAAGGCCGACTTGCAGGATCGCCTCATTACGCCGCGTGTCGTCAAGCGTGATACGGGCCTACGGCTGTTCGGCGATACCTTTACAGGGCTCGTCAGCGACATCGTGGCCGACCCGGCGCGTAACCGCCTGATCGTGGCGGATGTCGCGCAGGCGGTGGCCACTGGCCGGCGGTGCCTGATCCTGAGCGATCGTGTGGGCCACGTCGAGCAGCTCGCGGAGATGCTCACGACCAGCGGCGTCACGGCCGCCGCGCTGCATGGGCAGATGGGCAAGAAGAAGCGGGGTGAGGTGGTGGCAGCCCTCGCCGCGGGGACGCTGCGGGCGGTCGTGGCCACGGGCTCTTTAGTTGGCGAAGGCTTCGACGCGCCGAGCCTGGACACGCTCTTTTTGACGACGCCGGTCTCGTACGGTGGCCGTGTGGTGCAGTATTTGGGCCGTGTGAGCCGCACGGCTCCGGGCAAGGTCGATGCAATCGTGATGGACTATTGCGACGATCACCCGATGTTGTGGAGCACGTTCCGCAACCGGTGCTGCGTGTACCGGACGCAGCAGCAAGCAGGGAGGGCAGCATGAGCCGGCGAAATCGGATGAACACGACACACTCGCTACGTCCCACCGAAGACATGACGCCCCGCGAGCGGTCGCGCATCGGGCCGCGCACCATCAAAGACCCGTCATCGGAGGAATACGCCTGGCAAACGACCGCGTATCTCAAGACACTGTATGGCCTCAAGGAAGCGTCGGTTGAGAGATGGGAGGCGGCGCTCGCTGAAGCTGAGGCGCATCGTATCTATGACCACACCCCCCCGGAGCGCCCCTACGGCTCCCTGGATGCCATGCTCAAAGCGGAGATCGGCAAGACGCTGGCCGAATCTACCGCAGATGTTGCTGCCCGCGCCCACGACGCCACACCCCAACGCACCCTCGAAGAGGCCATGAAGGGGAACAAGAACGCGATCAAGGACAAGGACGCGCCGGGCGTGACAGAGGCGTTCTTGATTGATGATTCTACAGGTAGAAACAGCCCTGATGATATAAGGACTGTTTCTGCATATGGCACCGATGCCGACTACTTAACAGGCCGCATCGCGCGCGACCGTCCCGACGTTTTGGACAGGATGAAAGCGGGCGAGTTTCCGAGCGTACGGGCGGCAGCGTTAGAGGCTGGTATCGCGAAAAAGCGCGTGAGCATCCCGCTCGATCCCGTCGCGGCGGCGCGCATTATACGGCGGCACTTTGATGAGGCGGGTGTTGCGGCGCTGAAGGAGGCATTATGAGCGACCTGCAACAGCTCGTCGAGGCCGTGCGCAAAGCCGACCTTAGCCACAATGGAGGACAGTCCCATGGCGAGAGATGATGACGACCATATCCCCGGCAACTTCACGACCCGCGACACAGGCAAGGCGTTCCGCGATGCGCAGGGGCGACTCGTCCCGCAGAGGCCGCACGCGCCCTTGCTCTATGGCCCTGACGGTGGCCCGCGCTGGAGTGAAGCGGCGGAGAACTACCTCGATCGGGTAAGGGTCCAGGCCAACAGCGCGGACGCCGAGAAGGTAGCGTGTGACGAGCTGGCCGACATCGACGAGGAGCGGCAGGCGGCGGCGCTGGCGCGGCTCCAGGTCGAGCACGCCCGACTCTTCGGTGTCTTGTTCCTGACCGACATGCGGGGCTTGTCTCTACGGGCGACCGGGCGGCACCTGGGGATGGACCACCACACCGTGACAAAACATCGCGGGCGGGCTATCGCCCTAATCCGCGCGTGGTGTCAGGACGAGCGGCAAGCGAGTTGACCCTCGCCGCCGCCCGCCTTCATGCGGTCGCCCGATGCGGGCTGTGAGGTAGTCGGCGCTCTCGCTTCCGCGCCTCGTAGAAACAGTGGTGTGGACCGCACCACTGTTTCTCTCGTCAATACCCCCGTCACTAATAGAGGTTATATCATCACCTCTATTAACCGGAGCGGCAGACGCGCCGTGCTCAAACAGCGTCGCCGGCCGTACACTCGGAAACTCCCCGTCCTTCATGCGGTCGAGGATGTCGGGGCGGTCGCGGGCGATGCGGGCGGTGAGGTAGTCGGCGTTATTCCCACCGCTCTTGGCGATCAAGTTTACATTGTCAACTTGATCGCCAATCGCTCTATGCTCGCCCAGAAGAACCGGTTGAAGGGCGCGGGCCTGGCTGACAACCTGCCGCGCACGACCCATGCCGTGTATTGTGCCAACTTGCGGGGGGTGTCCCCAATATGGTATCATGGGGTGTAGTAGTGCGCCTTCGGCGTTATTGACAGCAGCATCCACACGAGAAAGCCCGGTATACCAATGCGGTGTACCGGGCTTTCTCATGCCCACAAGCAAAGGAGGGCGAGATGGTCACAGCAATGCGGGAGGGGCGTGAACGGGCGCGGCTCACTCCACCACGGCCCGTGAAGTACAACCTCAGTTTGACGCCCCAGGAGCGTGACGAGTTGGACCGCCGCGCGCTCGATGGCGGTTACACTAGCGCCGCTGAGTTCATTCGCCGCCAGCTTCTCGGCGGTGAGCCGCGTTCGGCTGCGTGAGCGGGTGCGACAGAAAAAAGACGGGCGCTATTCGGTGTAAGGTCGGAAACACCGATTAGCGCCCTCTAACAGCCTGCCAGCACCGGCGCGTCCCTCTTGTCGCTGCTAGCACGCTCATCGTAGGTCATGTGGACGAGGATGCCAATAGCCCAAATGGGCTACCTGTGTGAGTAGGACCGGCATAAGGGATTGAATTAGGCCGGGATGATGAGGCCAGGATGAAAAGAGAGCCGCTGATGGGGGAGAGACCACCTGCCCTCAGCGGCTCTCTGATGGCTTTGTCAGCAGTGGGTAGCCCTAGCCACTGCTAACGCGCTTATGTTGTGTATCGGCATGCTGGGTGATTCCCTGTAGGCTCTCTTACCCGCTGCCAGCACCACGTAAAGCAGAACCCCCCGTTCTGGCCGTCGTGTGCGGCATAGGCAAGGAGTAGCGAAATGGCAGACAACGAAGCCGCCGCGCGGGTCGCGGCGATCAGTGCGCGCCGAAGCGAGATGGCGCGCGAGGCCCTGGCCCTCCAACAGCAGTTGGCTCGCCTGGCGGCCTGCGCCGATGCGGTGGTCGCCGAGGCGCTGGGCGACCTGGTCGTGACGGCCAATCTGGTACGCGTGCCCGACAATACCCAGGCGGCGGTGTCGTGGGCGGACATCGAGGCCACTATCGCGACGGCCCTTGACGCCATGGGTGAGTATCGACGGACGCTGGCGCCGGTGATGGACCTGGCCGGCCAGGTTATCGGCCAGATGGCGCCATTGCTCGCGGTGACTGAGAGTGAAATAGAGCAGCGCGCCGAACTCCTGGTCGACGCGCGGACCAACGCTCTCGCGGCGCAGGCGGCGCACTATCCCGCACAGTAGCTAGATCCCCTAGACATGCCGAGCGCACCCTACGCGCTCGCCGCATCCACGAAGAGTGACCGATGAGCGAAAACGAAAATGTGGGCATCGAGCTTGGCGTAGACGCCGACGCCGCGCTCAGTACGTTCCAGGAACTGACGGCGGCGGCGCTCTTGGCCGACGCCGCCAGTCAGCAGCTCAGGCAGCATCTCGTTGACCTGTCTAACGCCATCCCGGGCAATCCCCAGGTGTCGTCGTATAACGAGGCAGCGGACCGCTTCCAGTGGATGGACCCTGCCCTCATCCGCGACGCATCGCCCGAGATAGCGCAGACGCAGAATGAAATGATGGTACGGCGCACTGACATACGCGCCCAGGCCCTCGATTTCGTGGGAGGTAACCCCCAGGTCACCGCGCAACCGCTGCCCGACACGCTGGCCCAATTCCAAGACGCTATGGCCCAGCGGGAGCAGCAGCAGCAGGCCCAGCGGGAGCGGCAGGCGCAACAACAAGCGGCGGGTGTCATTCCCCCTGCGCGCTATGGGAGCGAGACGGCCCCCGTTCTCGCGCCACCAGCCGCGACCGTGGGACCAGCGCCGCAGACACCGCCCACGGGTGGCCCCCCCGTCTCACCGACGAATGCGCCACCATCCCTGCCGTCGCCCGTGAACGCCCCCCCGTCACGCCTCTTGCCACGACGGGCGATGAGCGCCTGGCACAGGCGCTAACAACCCAAAACCCGCCCGCCACGACGACGACGCCTGATGCGGCCACAGGAGCCACGGCTGACGCCACGGGGCCTTTGCCGCAGACCTTCGAGGAATTGGCGGCAGCGGCGCGCACCGCCGACACCCAACTCCAGTCCCTCAAGCAGCAGCTACTTGATGCCTTCAACGCGATTCCGCGTGGGTCGCAACCGGCGGCGGCGTCCTATAACGAGGCGGCGACGCGCCTGGGCGCGCTGGACCCGTCCATCGTGCAGGAGTTGCACCCCGACATCGCGCAGACGTAGGGCGCGATTAACGCCCGACGGGGCGAACTCACCGCGCAGGTCAGCCACTTCGCCGCCGATAACCCCGAGGCCGCTGCTGAACCCCTGCCCGCGCAACAGGACATGCTCACGCGCTGGCAAGAGTTGCTGCGCCAGCACAACGCGCAACAGCAGGCCGCGACGGGGCAGGGACAGGGCGGCGGCGATGACGAGGCATTGCCCAACCCAGGCGGCGCGACATACTACCGGCAGAGCGCGCGTTCCGGCCCGTTCGTGCCTCCCGGCATGGAGCGTCTGGCCCGCTTCGGCTACGACGCGGCTCAGGAGACGGACACCCATGATGCACGCCAACGCTCGGGCCTGCCCGGACTGAACAACGGCAGCGGTAACGGCGGGAGCGGCGGTAATGGCGGCAACGGCGGGACCGGCGGCAACGACACCACGCAGCAGGATAGGTGGGGGACGGTCCTGGGCAACCATATCGCCCAGGCGTTCACCCGGAGTGCAGGCGGGATGCTCGCGGGCGGCATCCGTGGCGCGGCCAATGCCGCGGGCATGGGCGCCACGGGGGACGTGCTGGCCGGGTTAGCGCGCCCCTTAATGACGATGGCCGTTGAGGCGGCCCCGCTCGCCCTTGGCGCTATTGGCGCTGTTGCTGGCGTGGCGGGCATCGGCCTGGGCGTCAACGCGTTGCAATCGAAATATGCGGGCGAAGAGCGCACGCTGGCCGGCAGCGTGGGGACGAGCACGGGGGCCACACCCGAAGGCGAACTGACGACCGCGCAGAATGCTGGGTGGCGGTACTGGTACCACGAAGCGGATTCTGTGAAAGCAGCGCAGCAGTTAGGCGATGTGGGCGTCACGTCTGACCAGATGGGCGGCGCCCTCACGCAAAGCATGGCCCTGGCGCGTCTGAGCGGCGTGGGCCTCGACCAGACGACCGCGCTGACCGGCCAGATGATGCAGGGCGGCATGTCGAGCAATCAGGTTGGTCAAGCATATGCCGAGATGGATCAGGTCTCACGACTTATTCCCGTCAGCTTGGGTCGCATCACAGAGTCGATTAAGGCGGTCAACGCGGCGGCCGGTGTGGGGCAGATCAGCCTCAATGGCCTGGCAGCGACGCAGGCGCTCTCCGACCAAACCGGCATGAAGATCAACATTGGGCAGGCAATGGCCGGCACTATCGGCTCGACAGGCACAAGCGCTCTTGCGCAAGGGGCGATCCTTGGGCTCGATCCCACGGCCTTCTCCAACGCGCAGCGTGACCCGGCCCGGCTGTGGGACGCATATGCCGCCACGGCGCGGCGCTACGACGTCGGCGCGGGCGGGTCGCGTATCGCCCAGCAGGCGCTCTCTGAGGCGGGCTTCGATTTCTCGGGGATGAAAGGTAATCAGGCCGAGACCTTCATCAAGAAGCTCGTGGCCGAAGGCCCGAACGCCGCGCAGACATACGAGGCCAGCCTTCAGAAGAAGGAGGCCGCGCCCGGAGCGGCAGGCCCGCATACAGCCGACCAGTTCGCGGCGGCTGGTAAAGCGTTCGCCGACCAGGTGACACCCGTCGGCGAGCAACTGAAGATTAACCTTGAGGCGGGGGCCGCAGCCATTGTCCGGGCGACGGGCCAGATCGCTCCTGCTCCGAGCGGCCACGACAACGTCGTCAATGCGCAGGCGACCTACCAGGCCGCCCAACAACTCGCTAATGCCCAGCGCCTGCACCAAAGCCCCGCGGTTATCGCGGCGCGTGAGCGGGCGCTGCTCCAGGCCGACCCGAACGCCACGGGCACCAGCCTGTCGGGCGCACCGGCTATTCTCAATGCGGGCGCGGAGAATCCCGCGCTCCGTCAGCCGTTCCCCCCTGGTGTCGGCGACCCGTTCGCCGGCGATCTCGGCGCGCAAAGTATCCGCGTGCAGACGACGCACGGCCCGGCTTACCTAAAGCCCAACATCGTGCATGGGGCCGAGGCGGCGTCGCGCAAGACAGGAGTCCCGCTCGCCATCCTGCTGGCGCAAGCGGCCCAGGAATCAGGCGGCGATCCGCACGCGGTCAGCCCCGATGGGGGCTACGGCGCGTATCAGTTCACGGATGACGCCAGCGCCCGCAAGTACCTGCATGTTGCCCCAGGACAGGATTGGCACGGCGCGGCGTATGATCCAAAGCGGTCAGCCGAAGGCGCGGCTGAGATGGACGCCGACCTCTATAAGCGGGCGGGTGGCAATTGGCAGAAGGCATTGGCGATGAACAACGCGGGAACCAACGGGTGGAACTATACGGGGCATCCGGGGCAGGGCCGTGATTACGGTACGGCGGTCTATGGGAGCGCGCAGGACGTGGAACACCGCCTGGAGGTGGTCGTCCATGTGAAGGATCAGACCAGCGGCAAGACGGTGGGGCAGACGCACACGACCCACAGTGTCAGGACGTCAGCAGCCCATAGTGTTGACCCATCCAGGAAGCACGTTGCCGCCACGAGTTATGGTCCCGACCAGCGACCCCCATCGCCGGGATTGCCGAATCTGACGGGGCACATCGGTGGCCCGCTACAGCGCTAGGTGGCGCGCTCTTTTTTGAGGGCAGTAAACAGGACGATTGCCAATGTCAGACCTAAAGCGCCTCATCCGCGCTGCACGAAACCAGGGCTGGCAAGTCGAGCGCACGGATGGTGGCCACTTGCGTTTTCGCCCACCGGACGCGACTGGACCCCCAATAATCACGCCGTCCACCCCCTCGGATTGGCGTGGTCTGTTGAACCTACGCGCCCGTCTCAGGCGCTCTGGGCTTCATCAGTGATCGCAGAAGACGATAAACCCGACCGATGCCGCGCAGGGCCGTACAGGGCCGCAGGACGCGCGACAGATACGTATAGACATAGCAAAGGAATAGAACGACAATGACGAAACGAACCGCCAGCACAGCGCCCCGACCGGCAACTACCACCATCACGCCAGCCAAGCCTAGCCGCAGCGCACGCGCAAACGCCGCGAGCAGCAAGGCAGCGATCACGCGTGTTCCACGAAGCAGCGCGACCGCCGATGTCGATAGCGGCGACATGCCCTTGACACCCGCGCAAGCGGCTCAGGTCGCCCGTGAGACGCGTGCAGTGGCGGACGGGCCGACCCTGGCCCCCGACACGAAACTGGATCGGGACCTAGCCCACCTCGCCGATCATCAAGCCGGGAGGCGCGTGGCTCCCTCACGCCGCCGTGACCCGGACGAGGAGCCCCTGGTGTACCGCGGCAAGCGGCAGGGCATGTTCCACGACCAGCACATCGACATTCTGGTGCCAGATGAGGACAATGATGAGCGCATTTTTCTCCTTCAGGAGACGATCAGCGGACTCGACGAGGATAGCCAGCGTGAGGCGTGGGCCAGGGCCGCCGCGCTGCGCAATCGCGCGCCGGAGCCGTATGTGCCCCTCACGGATCGCCTCACGGTGTCGGGCATCCATTACCACTTCGAGCTGGGTAAGGCCACCCTCGTCCACTCCGACGACGTGGACTACGTCCTCGCGTACCCCGCCTACGTCATCGAGCGCGTCGGCGATGACCCCGACGAGAGCGGCTTGCCGGCGGCGATACGGCGCAGGAACGCCGCGGCGCTCACAAACCAGGCGCGGAGGGCGTAACGATGACTGATACGTTACAGGCCGCCCGTGAGGTGCTGACGCGGGCCAAGCAGGTCGATGCGGCCTTGCAGAGCAAGGGGCTGGCCTGTCAAAACATTGGGCGCAGCCTCGCCGAGATGGCACTCGACGATGATATGCCGCAGCCCAATTTGGCGGACGTATCGGGGGTCATGATTAGACTCCTGACGCTGGTCCGTGACATGATGGTCTTAACCACGGAGGTCGTGACGGGTTGTGACGCCGCGCTAGCCGCCGTCGAGCAAGACCGTGGCGACGCGCCAGCGGCATAGGGTGAAGCTAGTGGATGGTAGCACATGGTAGAGGCAGATGCAGGACCAGGAGGGGTGAGTGATGGCCGACGAGTTGTGTCAAGCGACGCGGGCTGATGGGTCGGCGTGTCGCGCTCGCGCCTTGCCTGATAGTACCTGGTGTTTCGCGCATGAACCTTCGTTGCAGGGCACGCGCACGACAGGACGGCGTGCGGGGGGCATCAACAAGGCCAACTCCGTACGGGCGGAGAAGGTCTTGCCGCGCGATCTACGCCCGCTGCTCGGCCTGCTCGTCACGGGCATGACCGAGTGCCGCAACGGCACGTTAGAGCCTGCCCGGCTCTCAGCCATCGCGGCCGCCGCGGGTGCGTGTGTCCGGCTGTATTCCGTGGTGGACGCGGACGAGATCGCGGCGCGTGTCGCCGCCTTAGAGCACCGCCCGGAGGGAGGGAACCATGCCGACGGACCGGATACTGCTTAGCCGTTTGCGTGCGCTGGAGCAGGACGCCACGCAGGAGGACCGGGCGGGCCTGGTCAACCCTGACGCCGACCTGGGCGGCCTTGATCCCGCGTGGGTCGCCGAGGAGGTCGCGCGCTGTCGGCGTGACCCTGAGTCCTTCATCGACTCGTACTGTCGCGTTGAAGCCGATACCGGCGCCGGCGTCGTGCCGTTTCACCTCTACGCCTATCAGCGCGACGTCTTACGGCAGTGGATGGAGCACCCTGAATCCATTACCTTGAAGGCGCGGCAATTAGGCGTGACTGAGCTTGCGGCAGCGCTCGCGTTGTGGCAGGTGTCGTTCCACCCGCATAACCGCGTTATTGTCTTTAGCCAGGACGAGCCGAAGGCGAAGGAGTTTGCCCGCAAGTGTCGCGTCGCCTGGGATAACCTCCCGGTGTGGCTGCAAGTCCCGTTGTCTAACCCGCAACTGACCACGACATTGGAACTCGGCAACGGGTCGCGCATCCTGCCGCAGGCGGCGACCGAGAAGGCGGCGCGCTCGCTCAATTGCCAACTCCTGGTGTTAGATGAGTTCGCGCATCAGGAATACGGCGCCGCGATCTTCGACGCGGCGGCCGCCACGGCCCGCAGTGCCGGCCAGCGTATCCTCGTCATCTCGACCGCCAACGGGGCGGGTAATGCCTTTCATTCGCACTGGCGGCAAGCGGTCGAGGGGGGCGGCCTCTGGCCCATCTTCCTGCCGTGGAGTATCCGGCCGGGGCGGGATGAGGCATGGTACGCCAATGCCACGAAGGGCTACAGCGCTCACAAGGCAGCCCAGGAATATCCCGCAAACGCCGAAACAGCCTTTATCCTCTCGGGCAGGGGGCGGTTCGATACAGCGGCCCTGGAAACGATCCTGGCGGGGTGTACGGAGCCGATAGCGACCGAGCTAAGTGGAAACCTCAAACTCTGGGAACTGCCGATACCGGGCCGCTCCTATGTCGTGGGAGCCGACCCCGCCGAAGGGTTAGCGCGGGGCGACTTCTCGGCAGCTATCGTCATTGACAGTGAGACGGGGCTGGACGTGGCCGAGTTGCATGGACACTTCCCGCCGGCTGAGTTCGCGGCGTGTCTGAACGATCTCGGCTATTGGTACAATACGGCCCTGCTCGCCGTCGAGCGTAATAACCACGGCGGGACCGTCCTCTCCGAATTGGGGCCACGCTATGGCTATCCCTATCTCTACGCGCACCAGGAGTTCGACGCGGTGGGCAACCCGACGCCGCGCCTGGGCTTTCCCACCACGACCCGGACCAAGCCTATCGCGATTGACGGCCTGGGGCAGGCCATCGCCGAGCGGTGGCCTTTTCGTAACGCCGCCCTTATCTCTGAGTGTCGAACCTACGTGGTGCGGGACAACGGCGAAACGGCGGCCAGTGGCAACCTGTTCGATGATCGCGTGATGGCGGCGGCAGTCGCGCTTCAGGTCAGGACGTACCAACCGCCGCGGCAAGAGATCGTCTACCTAGACGACGTATGGACACCGGACATCGAAGCAGAGTACCGTCGCGCGTCGCGCCTGGGTGGCGTCGTCGCCACCCAGGACCCCCATCAGCAGATTCTCAACCAGTGGCGCCGCCAGTGGGGCGCCTAATACCGTCACAGGAGACCGATTCAATGACGACCCCTAACACCACCCGCACCGCACTTTACGGCCAGCTCGACGCCCTCTTGTCCCCCACGCCCACTGTCGCACCGGAGCCGCCGGCGGCGGGACAAGCTGACACCGGATCTGTAGTAGACGCCTTGCAGGGCGTGCTCGACGCGAGCGCCACCGCGCGGCGTGCCCTAGCCGCACGGTCCGACCAGGCGCGCGCTTCGTTGCGCGAAGCAGAGTCGTTCGACGCGGACCTCTCTGAGGGCTTAAACGAGTCGCTGGAGGCCTTCTATGACCCCATGCCGATGGAGAGCGACCCCCTCGGCTTGCGCGAACGGATGGACGAGTTGCGCGAGGCAATCGACGCGCGCATGGCTCCTCGCCAGGTCGCGCCGGTCGACCCGCAGGCTGAAGGCCGCGCCGTGCGCTTGACCGAGGCCCACCGCCGCATTGACGAGATTCTTGGGTAGCAAGGGATACGCACATGAATAGCATTGATTCACCGCAAGGCATGGAAGCGGCCGCCTACCAACAGATCCAAAACACGCTCATCTCGCAGGCGCGCGATTCCCAGTTATCGCTCCAGCACAAGGCGAACTGGGAGCGCGAGCATCGCATGGTGTGGACGGAAGCGCCTCTTGCCGTTAGGACGGCCGTACAAGCCCGTCAGGCGGCGATACAGCATCAGCAGCAGCGTCTTGAAGAGTTGGCTAAGGCGCTCTACACGGCCAGTCTGGAAGCGCTCAAGCGCCGCTACCGCGAGCGCCGGGACCTCACGGGTATTGAGTACGACCAGCGCCAGCGCGACCTGCACAACGAGTGGCAAACGCGCCGGGTAGACCTGAGCCGCCGTTATGTCTACGTGTTTGCGGATCAGCGGCTGAAAGCGATTCAAGAAGAAGCGTATGCGGCCGCGCGTGCGGCGGCTGACGAGGTATGGGAACGCGAGGGCGCCGCGCTGGTGGAGTCGTACACGCTGCCAGAGCCGCCTGCGTGGACATCTGAGCCCGCGCACGGTGCAGAGGCCGACGATAGCCCGTCGAGCGTGCGGCGACAGAGCCGGACCGCACGCTAAATCAGGGGGCGTAGGACGCGCCTCCGTGACAGACGATCCATGACCGAAAGGTAAAGAACCATGCCAGAAGGCCGCATTATTGCAGTCGATAGTGACACGGGGGATGGGTTGATACGTCCCTTGCGCCGGCAGCCCGATACGCGCTACACGGCGGGCGCGGTGGCCCAGGACGACGCGCGCCCGCCGCGCCCGGGCGACTGGGTAACGTATGTCTTGACGAACAGCGCGCCGGGCCAGCCGCGCCAGGCCATTGAGGTGCGGCACACGTCCCAGCCCGCGCCCGAGGTGGCCATGCAGGACCCGGCCTGGAGCGAGACCTGGGCCAACATTGAGCGCGACCACGAGGAGTACCGGCAGGCCGTCGAACGCCGCTACAAGCGCGGCGAGGTGACGATTTACCAACGAGCGGGCCTGCTCGCCGACGCGGAGTACGCGCGGGCTACTCATCTCATACGCATCGTGCGGATGCACGGTGACGGCCACAATGCCGCGCCGGAGCGGGGCACAATTTGCAGCATCAACCCGCGCGGCTTCGCGTTTGTCCGCACAACGACAGGCGAACATCTTTTCCTGCATGCCTCTCATTTGGTGGGCGTCTCCTTTGACGCGTTGCGTCCCGGCGACATCATGACGTATCGGCGCACCCGTGACCCGCGCGGTAAAGGCTACATCGCCATGAACGTCGAACCCATCAAGCGGGTGCCTGCCACGGCCACGACGGCACACGTCCCAGAGCCCGAGGAGCCCACGCCGGGACGGTGGCGAGTACCCGCAGGGTATAGAGTCGATGATTGGGCCGGCGACGATACAGCGGTTGACTGGGGAGCCGCCTCCTAACGAGGCCGCTCAGACCGTGCCTAACCGCGCCACACACACCTAGGGAAACAACAATGCAGCAGGATCACGACCTACAACACATAGAAACAGAGCCCGTGCGGCGCGATGCGACACTCACGCGGCTTGTCATGGAGCGAGGCTTTGGCTACCTCGCCGAGGTAGACGCGAGGAGTGACCGATGAGCGAACGCGCGGACATCATCAGCGGCAACCAGGTGCGCGTCGAGACGACGGCGCTGGGTGACGTGCCGGAAACGGGGATGACCTACTCAAACGGCATCGGGACCGACCTGGCGCTGAATAATATCGAGGCGGTCCTCGTGCCCGCCGGGGCGCGCACGGCCGCGCCGACCATCGCGACCCAGGCCAACCTCAACCATCGGGGCGTCTTGCTGTTCCTTAACATCACCGCCTCCCCCGCCGTCGCGGCGGCCTCCCTGACCCTGCGCCTCCAGGCCATCGAGCCGGTGAGCGGGACGGCGATGGTCGCCCTGCTGACGGGCGCGGCGCTCACGGCCACGACGACCGCCAACAGCGCGGCCGGCCTCTACACCAACGCCTACTACCCTGGATTGCCCAACACGGCGGCGGCGCTCGGTGGCCTGACGCTGGCGCAGAACGGCATCTTGCCGCGCGTGTGGACCGCGTCCGTGACGCCAGCTACGGCCGACTCATGGGGCTATAGCCTAGCCTACGCGCTCATGTTGTAGCCACTGACGCGCGACGGGACCAGGCCAGGAGGGGCCGGGCGGGAGGTAGGGCCATACTTCCCGCCCGGCCCGTCGAGGCGACCGCCGGTGTATAAGCCCTATACGCCAAAGGTCGCCCCACTCTCGGTATCGGCGGCGGGTAGCGCGCCCTTTAGCCGCCCGCGGCGCGGTCTATCGCCAACAGACGTACGATAGTGCGTCTATACTATCTACATCACCCGGAGCTGCGCGGACAGAGCTGGCTGTGTGGCCGAGCGACGGGGGTGCGGCGGTCGGTGGCCTGCTGCCATTGCGCGGCTGCTGACAGCCTCCCTCATACGGGCTACCATATGTTCCATAGAGTGGGTTAGTATCTATAGGGGACATGTGGGCAACGCGTATAGCCCGAATGGGTTGTTGCGCAACCCCCTAAAAGGCTACTACGATGCCAGGAGAGACGAACAATGGAAAAAACGCCGCGCACGCCGCCTGTGGCGCCGGACGATAATACCAGCACCTATGAAAAGGGCGACAATATCCAGCCGTTCGTCAAGGGATCGGTGGAGGAAAGCCTAAAAACCATGGATAAGAAAAGCGCTACGGCGTACGACAAGGGTTCCCTAACAAACGCGGCCGACACCCCTTTTGAGGGCAACGGCTATAGCGTGCGTCGTCTGCCGGATGATGAAGCACGCGCCGTGCTTGAGGGCCGCGAGGGTGTCGCCGCGCGGCAGGACAGTACCGACGAGTTCCTGACCTTCCTCATGAATAGGCCGGCCTCGGAAGATGCCGACCCACAATGAGGATGCGCGCTTCTTGCGCGAATGGGATCGGTTGACGCGCGAACAGAAGGAGCGTTTCAGCCAGGCCCTCCAACAATTCATTGGGGGGCTGCGTTCTGGGCACATGCCACCTGGCCTACGTGTCAAACTCTATCACGGGAGCGACGGTGTGTTTGAGATGACGTGGGCGCCCGATGGCCGCGCCTTGTTCTGCTATGGCGATGAGGTTCACCCCGGCGAAACACACGTCGAGTGGTTACGTATAGGGACGCACGATATCTTCTAACGACCGCTTCGCCCCCCCCCTTAAATGGGACCGAAGAAGCAGCGTCACCCACACCAACCGCCCTATCCCCTGCTGGGCGTGTCTCACGCCCGCCCACGAAGCCATCGAAAGGCACCCCTACTGCGCCGCCTGCATCGCGGCGGGTGCCCCCTCACAGACGCGCTACCTACCAGGCCAGGAGGACAAGCGCGCCGTTGGTGGCGGGGGCACGGACTGGGGCGGCGCTCCCAGCCGCTGACCCGCATGCGGCGCCGAGAAGCCCCCTACGCCCCCGTTGTGGCCCCTAGCCAGCGGTGCCCGTCGAGTGGGTAAAACGCCACACGGGGCATGTGGTGGCGTGTAGCGCCTTTATACAGACAAAAAAAGACCCCCGCCGTCTAGCGCCCCCTTTCGGGATTTGCTAGACGGCGGGGGTCTTTTTTTGTGTCAAGAGCGCTGCACGAGGTTGCTATACGGGCCACTGGTGTAGGCGTCGTCGTCGTAGCTTTTCTGATTCAAAGGGGTGTATGCGCTCTTATTCTTAAAATGCGTCTTAGTACCCTGCGTCTTAGTAGTCGGTAACTGCTCCCCTTTAGGAACGGTAGAATTGCCCGCCCGCAACCGTACTTCTTTCTTTTCTGGAACGGTAAAGTTTACCGTTCTCAGGTCGGCGATGATGTAGATGTTCGTCATGCCCAGCCCGCGCCGCTTCTGGCGCACCAAACCAACCGCTTCAAGTTCGCCCATATATTTGCGCGTGCTCTTCTCAGTGATGTCCATATCGGCCGCCAGCGTGTCGTACCCCGGAAAGCACTCGTGATCCTGGCGCGCGTACAGCAGCAGGAAGCCGTAAAGCATCTTGGCGCTATGCGTGATGTTGCGCGCCTTCATGATGCGCGTTGGGCATCATGGTAAAGCCTGCCCTGGCGATGCCATCCTCGAAAACGAGGGTGGGCGTCGGCGGAGGCGTCGGCTGTGTCGTCTTGCTGGTAGAATTATCTTGCGCCACGAATCACCTCCAATGCTTCTTGTGGCGTCACGGCCGGGATCGTTTCGCGCGATCGCCGGCCACATCTCATTTATGGCGCGCGACGGTCGCTTGACACATCGGCGCTCATTGGCGGCGCTCGCCGTCGCGCTCTGTACGGCGGCGCTCGTCTTGCAGGCGCTCCATGACCCATAGGCGTACCAACACAGCCGGGTCGAGGCCTTTCTCCCCTGCTACGCGCTGTAACTCTTCCCCCGCCTGATCCGGCAGACGAACCATTGTTTTATAGTTCATAATTTCCCCTTCCCGCTTCCTTGGCATTTATGCCCTCCCTGTATTATGCTTTATAGAGTAACTCCAAAGCAAGCTAGAAGCAGCTATTTATGCGTCATTGAACAGCAAGGAGTTATCCACAGCATAAGGGACATAGAGAAAGGTAAGCATCAGAGGGGAAAGGACACGACAAAGGCCGGCGCTGTGTCATCAGCCCGGCCCGGTGGAAGCGGTACGTTCGACCCAACAGGCTAGCGAGTCCTCGCACATGCTTCACCCAACTTTACCATAACGGGTGCGGTGTGGCGACGACAGCGACAACTACCTAATGACTGGCGCTCAGTGGCCGTCCCTGTGTTACCGATGGGACGATACACCCAGCGAGTCAACCATACACAGAGAAAAGAGAACAGATCATCATGTTGCACCTCATTCCGCACATCACGACCCTGGCCACCCTGATCTTCGCCGACGCGTGGACCGATGGCATGGGCAAGGTCAAGACGATCTACACCGAAGTCGCCCCTTATCTTATTGGCGCGGTGTGGTTCGGCACCGGCGTTCACATGTGGTTAAGCCAGCACCAGGCGAAGCAACACCTCGCCGGCGCGGGCCTGGCCTCGATCATCCTGGGCGCGGCCGACGCTATCGCCAACACGATCAAGTAGTGTGTGACGATGGCGCAGAAGCACCGTACTCCGACGACGCTGGACCTCGCCACGCGCATCGGGCGCCTGACGCTGGGCCACGTCGCCGCGATCCTCGTGGGTGGCCTGACCCTGCTCGGGTTGGGCCAACTCACGGCGGGCGTGCATGACCTGGGGCATCACTTCGCGCTCGTGGTGTTCCCGACGATCCTGGTCTGCGCGCCCATCCTGGCCCTGACGCGCGGCGGCATAGAAAGATATCCCCAACAATCGACGCGCTACGCTGGCCGCCTACTTGCCCGCACGTCGAGCCAGGCGGCCAGCATCAGCCTCCGCTACACCACGCAGCTCGTGCGGTTCCTCACGCGCAAAGGAAGGGAGGGCTATCATGCATGTCTTGCACGGGCGCGCAGCCGCGCGCGTTGACGCCGCCGGCCTGCTGTGGGGGAGTGACGGCGTGCCGCGCCGCTACGTGCATGTCGGCGGCCTCTTACTCGACGGGATGGGCCTCGGTGAGCAGGACGACCGCGCGGCGCTGTGGTCGCTGATCGGGGCCAGCGTGCCGCACAAGGGCGCGCTCGGCGTGCTGGTCGAGAACCTTCCGGCCGACGCCCGGAGCATCGTCGCGGAGTTGCGCGCCCAGCTCGCCCCGGTCCCGCACACGCCGGAGCTAGGCGCGCTCGGCGAGCGGTTGCTGATCTGGTGGGAGGCGCGCCTGACCGCACAGAGCGCGGAAGCACAGGAGGCAGGAGCGGAGCTGCGGGGAGCGCCGCCGCGCCACGTCGCCAACCTCGTCTATCACGTCGTCGTGTCGCCGCCGCCGGCGCAGCAGGGCTTCCCCGACGCGGGGCCGCTCGGACGACTGGAGGCGGCGACCGTGGCGCTGGAGCAACGGCTGATCGCGCTCGGCGCCACGCCCCAGCGCCTCGACGGCGGCGGCGTGCGTGCGGTCCTGGCGCGGCAGCACATCACCGTCGGTGCCGGCGGTGGCCTGGTCGAACCTGCGTCGGAGGAGCATGTCACGGCGCTACGCCTACGGACGCCGGAGGGCCGTGAGGTATGGGCGCGTTCGATCTTCCTCGTCACACCACCACCGGAGACAAGCCCCGGCTGGATGGAACGGTTGATCGCGTGGGAGGAGCCGCACACGGTATTCGTCACGTTGCGCGGGCTCAAGAAGCGACGCGAGCGCAAGCGGCAGGAGTGGCGCCTACGCCTGCTGTCGGCGTCGGCAACCGCGACAAACGTCCAGGGCGACATCGCCCAAGCCGAGGCGCGGACGCAGGCGACGCGCCTCTACGAGGCCACACAGACGCTCATGCGCGTGGGCGTCTACGTCCGGCTGGAAGGCGCGACGCAGGAGGAGGTTGACGCGCGCGCCGCGCGGCTGCTGACCATGCTCAAGGATGATATGTCCATCGAGCCGGGTTACGCCTGGACGCATCAGACGCCGTTGTGGCGCTCCGTCGCGCTGGGGCGCGACCTGGCGGGCAGCACCTACCGCTGGGACTCCGACACCTGGGGCAACGCCTTGCCGCTCCTGCGCTACTCACCGGGCACGCGGGCGGGTATCCCCTTCGGCACGACGGACACGGCCGGGGGGCTGTTCACGCTCTCGTTGGAGGACAGTAGCCTCTACAACAGGATCATGTGCATTCTGGGGCCGACCGGGCGCGGCAAGAGCACGCTGCTGGGGAAGATCATTCTCTGGATGCTGCTTAGGGGAGACATGGCGACGGTGGTCGACGCCGTGGGCGGCCTGGCGCCGTTGTGCGCGATCGCGGGTGGGCGGATCGTCCGGTTAGGCGGGCCAACGAGCGCGACCCTCAACGTCTGGTCAGGCGCGCGCGCCACGCCCGAGGACGCGGCCGAGCGGGTCAAGTTCGTGACCACGGCGCTCGACCTCCTGCTGGGCGGCGTGAGCGGCGACGAGAAGCCGCTGCTCTATGAGGGTGTCGCGGCCGTCTACGAGGGCTGCGCGGCCGATAGGACGCCGGTTATGGCAGACCTGGCGGCGTGGTTACAGGGCATGGTGGACGCGACGGACCTCTACGCGAGCGGGAAACTCGACCCGGTGGACCGCCGCACCTACCGCACCTTGGGCTGGAAGCTGCGGCCCTACACCGGCACAGGCATGCACGCGCGCCTGGTCGATGGACCGGACTCGCTCGACGTGCTGCACCCGCCGCTGCTGGTGCTCGACACCGAGCCGCTGCACCAGGAGCCGGCCGTGCGCGACTTTGCCGTGTTCACGGCCCTAAGTGTCGTCCAACGCCGGCAGGCCGAGGCGCGGCGTCGGAGCACGCTACAAGGGCGTGGCACGGCTGACCATCTAACGGCGCTGGAAGAAGCGTGGAGCTTGCTGGCTAACGAGGACGCGCGCGGGTTCATCGCACGGACCGGGCGCACCGGGCGCCGTAACGGCTCGATTGTGGCCTTCGTCAGCCAGGAGGTCGCCGACATGACCGAGAACCGCGAGGCGGCCACGTTCTTCACGCAGTCCTCGATCAAGTTCCTGGCGGGCCTGGAGGACAGCGGCCAGCAGAGCGAGACAAACCCGCGCGTGTGGCTGGCACAGAAGCTCAACCTGGCCGAACACGAGGTCAAGACGGCGACATCGATGGTGGGCGTGCCCGGCGCGTACCACCCGATCTTCGTGAGCCGCCGCGACCGCACCAGTCCGCGCGATCTCCATGGCGTCGCGCGGATCGAGCTATCGGAGGAGGAGGCCGTGTTGCTCGAAACGAACCCTGACGACGTGCGCGTGCGTGATGCCTGGGTAGAGAAGAACGGGGGTGATGTCGCGGCGGCGATCTTCGCCTACGCGGACTATAAGCGAGCCGAGGCGCGACGGCAGTATCAGGCCCAAAGGAGCGCGGCTGGATGAACAGACGATACATGATCACGGCCGCCCTGCTCGCGGCCCTGCTCGCGGGGGCGCGCCTCACGACAGCGGAGGCGGTGAGCCCCTTTCCAACGTTCCCACCAGTCACGCACGCCGCGACGGCCACCAGGACCCCGCGGCCGTCGCCCACGACGATCCCCTCCCCCACCAACTCTCCCACACCCACGGCCTCGCCGACGCCGGTCATCGGCAACGGCAGCGTGGGGCCGGGCACGGCGGACAACGGGTGCGCCGGCGGTATCCATATCGTGACCATCTTCGGACAGCCGGTCTGCATGGACACGGGCGGCTTGCTGGGGGCGGTGGGGACGGCCGCGCTCGATGCCTTGAGTCGCGTGTCCATGGCCGCCTACACGGCAGCGGACGCGGCCGTGCTGACGCAGCTCGCCGGCAGCGAGGACCTGACCAATAAGAGCCGCTGGGGGGAGCTGATCGCCATGCAGGACCGGGCGGTGACGTTGGAGAGCGAGGCGTTCGCCGTGGTGCTCGGCTTGGGCATCCTCATGATTATCTGGCCGCTGTTCTTCGGCGACGTGCGCCAGGGCGTCTCGCTGTTCTGGCACGCCGTCTTTGCCGAGGCGGCGGTTAACGCGTTACAACCGCTGCTGCACATCGTGGCGCTCCTGGCGAGCGGCCTGGGAGAGAAGTTGGTGGGACCGGGCCTGGCCGCCGATACGCTGACGGCCGCGCTCCACGGCCTCGTCAATCCAATCGTGTTCACCGTCGGTGGGGTGCTGCTGGTGATCGCGGGGATCGAGCGATCCATCGCGCTCTACGCGCAAGAGTTCCTGTTCGTGGTGGCGCCGCTGATGATCCTGTGCCTGGTGTATCCGGGCACGCGCCGGAACGCGATACAGTGGATGGCCGCCTACGCCAACCTGGCGCTGCTGGGGCCGGCCTTCGGGATCGCCGTCCGCCTGTTCCTGATTACCGTGTCGGCGACGGGCGGCAACACGATCACCGTGATCGGGGGATTCTTCTTTATCGACTTGGTGCCGGCGATCTTGGGCGCGCTGCTCGTGGTCGAGGTCCGGGGTATCGGGCACGCCTTCGCGGACAACGCCGCGAACACCGTCAAGGGCGCCGCCATGGCGGCCTAAAGAGACAGGGAGGGGCCACATGAGTGCACACATAGACGACATTAGCCACGCACAGTTCTGCGCGCGGTGCCACCGTTGGGGACCGGAGGAGGCGACCTTCTGCGGACACTGCGGCGTCCAGTTGCGGCCGATCCCGTTCCCACCTGCGCCACTGGTCGATGCGGCGCATGTGGTCCGCCGCCGGCGGCGGCGACGGTTGGCGGCCCAGCTGTACGGCGGGACAGGCTTGTTCGGCGTGCTGATCGGGGAACGCCTCTTCCATCACCACGAGAGCCGCGACGCGGACACGAGAGGGGGAGGGCGATGATCGTTTTGGACGTGTGGGCGCTCGCGGTATTGGCTGGATGCGTCTGGATCGCGCAGCGCCACGGCGGGCAACGCGGCTGGACCGGAGCGGTTATCGTGGTCGCTGTCGCGGTGGTATCCCTCCTCGGGGAGACCGTGGTAGCGGGGAAGAGCGCGGGGCTGGGCGAGGCGTTGCTGTTGATCGCGCCAGCGCTCGGGAGTGTATTTATCGCGCTGCCCTACCTCACCGTGGCGGCCGCCCTCGTGACGGTCGGGCCACGGATCACGGCCCGTGCGCGCCCACTGGCGGCGCGGCCCTGGCTCTGGTCCATCCTCGGCTGGGTCGTGTGGACGGTCCTCCTGAGCCCGACCATCGGGGGCCAGGTCATACGCTAGACGTCCACAGACACGCCCGTGGGGGGCGTCTACGCAACCCCCACGGGCGTGCTTTTGCGGACCAAAAGGCACGGACAAGATAAGCGGGTTCCCTGACGTGTCAACAGCCGGCCACCAACCGCCAACCCCTACCACGCGACCACACCCGCCGCTACGCGACGGCCACCAGACGAGAGGATCACCGGCCATGTGGGACGACGACAGGGACGACGCGCTCGATGAGGCACGGGAGCGGGATCAACGAGGAGCGACCGACGCGGGACCGTACTGCGCGGCCCACAATGTCTTTTGGGACGCCAAGGTGGAGCGGCCGCGCAAGGTCATCCAGCACGCGGTCTACTACCTGGAGAATCGAGATCCGCGCAAGGACGGCCCCGTGGAGGACGCGACGCGGGAGCTGTTCACGGCGACGACGGGCGACGTGACACGGGCCGAGGCGCGCACGCTCTTATGGGCCAACCGCAGCGGCAAGGGGAAGCTAATGCACCGACTCGTCATGTCCCCGTCGAAGGGGTTGGGCATCAGGGGACTCGACGACATGCAGGCGTGGGTACGGACCTGCATGGCTGACTACGCCACGCACCTCGACCGCGATATCCAGTGGGTCGCGGCGATCCACTCCAACACGGAACACCCGCACGCGCACATCCTGATCGGGGGCGAGGCGGCCGCGATCTGCAAGGAGGGGGTACGCGTCGGGGTTCGCTTCGGGCCGGGAGACTTCAAGGTGCTGCGCGAGATCGGCGTGAGGCGGGCGGCGTCGTTCCGCGCGGCGGCGCGCGGACGTGACCTGGCCGCGGCACGGGAGCACCAGGCGGCGCGCATGGCCGACCTCGACCGACGGCTGGGGGTGGTGGACCTGCCCCTTCAGACACCGATTGACACGCCACCAACACCACTGCCCGCCCCTGTACCGCCTGCTCCGCAGGCCGCGCGCAAGAGGGGATGGTTCCAACGATGGCGCGCAGGGTAACGACAAAACGACGTAGAAGAAAAGAGAGAGGCGCGAGATGGTCACACGACGACGGATGATCGCGGCGGGTGTGCTAGCCCTTCTGGTCGCGCTCGGGGCGCTGGCCTGGCGCATCGAGGGCGCACAGGTGATGCTCCTGGCGCGCGAGATGCTGTGGTACGGCCCGGACAACGCGGCACGGGCCTGGGAGGCGTACACGCGGCCGCACGCCCTGCATGGCCTGGTCACCATAGGGCCAAATCACAAACTGGAAGGCTGGCCGCGCGTGCGCTGGCTCCTGTGGAAGGACCGCCTGGCGGCGCTCCGGGAACCCGTATGGCGGCGTAAGGAGATGGCCTGGGCCTTGGGCCTCGGCGGCGGTCTTATCGTCCTGGGGCTGCTCAGGGCCACACGCGGCCTGCTGGGAGCGCTATGGTTCTTACTCCGTGGCATTGGGCGGCTGACACCGGGCACGACGGCGGGGAGCGCGCGGTGGGCGACGCCGGCGGAAGCCCGGCGCATGTACGGCCCGCGCTGGAGCGTGCTGCGGCGCATGGGTCTCCTTGCGCGTGAAGCGCCGTTTGTGGTGGGGCGCGTCGGCCGGCGCACCCTGAGCCTATCGGCCAGGCGGCAGAATCTCAATATCCTGGCGTTGGGTGTACCGGGTGAAGGCAAGACGGCGGCGACGGTCATCCCTGGCCTGCTGCGCGAGGGAGAGCGCGGCCGCACGCGGCGCTCGCTTATCGTGGCCGACCCCAAGGGCGAGAACTATAAGACGGCCGGGGCGGTGCTGGCGGCGCGGGGCTACCGCGGGGCGCGGCTCGACTTCTACGACACGTCCGAGGACGCGCCCGGTTACAATCCCCTGGCGCACATTCACACGGCGTCGGAGGCGCTGGTGTTCGCGCAGAGTTGGATTGCCAACACGCGGGGGCAGGGCGAGGTCAGCGGGTCGGATGCGTTTTGGGACTCGACCGGCTACCTCTTGCTGCAAGCAGGCATCCTACACCTGAACGCCCAGTACCGCACGCGGACAGGGAAGGCGGCGCCCCTCGCGCAGCTCCGCGCGCTGTTCAACACGGAGAGTTGGGACGCGCTCAGGGATGAGTTGCTGCACTCCCCCTGTCCCGAGGCGGTGGAGGCGATACGCGGATTCATGGGCGGGATCGAGATGGTCCCGCGCGTGGGCGGGTCGGCGCTCGTCGGCTTGATCGTGAAGTTCAGCGTGCTCAACGACCCGGCCATCGCACGGGTCACGGCGCACGACGACATCGACATCGCGGCCATAAGCGACCCGACCGCGCCCCCGCTCGCGCTGTTCGTGATCCTGACACCAGGCCGCGAGAACGTGCTGCGGCCGCTGACCGGATCGCTGTTTATGCAGATGTTTGACGAGTTGGTAGACATTGCGAACGCGCAACCTGATCAGAAGCTTAAGCGGGGACTGTTCTGCTACCTCGACGAGGCGGGCACGATCGGGGTCATTCCGGGGCTACCGGAACGGCTGGCGACGCTGCGCAGTGCCGGCGCGCCCATGCTCCTCGCCTGCCAGGACAGCATCCAGTTAGACCGCCTCTACACGCCGGAGGGCCGGCGCATCATCACCAGCGTCTGCCAATGCCATATCATCTTCGGCGGCGTGGGTCAGGAGGATGCGGCGTGGGTGTCAGCGCGGTTAGGCACGTCCACCGTGGTCGGACGCGCGGCCAACGCGGGCCGCAAGCGCGGGGAGGTGTTCGTCGACCAGGGCGGCTACACGCGGGGAGAAACGGGGCGGCCACTGCTCACTCCAGAGGAGATACAGCAGTTGCCGGAAGGTTGGCTGATCCTCAACGGCATGCACGCGCGGCCCGTGCTCGTGCGCGCGCAGCCGTGGTACAGGTCGCGGGCGCTGCGGCGGCTGGTCAAGCGCGCACAGACACGGCAGGCGACGGGGGCGCCGCCTGTCTTAATCGACACGCCGCTTGCCGTCGAACCTTCCACCCTCGACGAGTCGGCGTGACCCCCGTTTCTTTTTCCAAGCAGTCGTCCCCCGTCGTCGCCGGCGCAAAGGAAAAGCGTACTGGTCACGTCCACGCCTCGTCAAGGGGCTGCTTTTCCGCGCTCGACAGGCGGCGCCCCTCTGCCGCTCTTATCGGGCGTCTACTCGTTGCTCAAGCGTTACACGCTATCGCAACACCCGGCCTATCGTATCAGCACCATGGCCGCGACCGCTAGTACCGCACGACGGAAGTTTCTCCGCACGGTCAGCGTCGTGTTAGGGGCCTGCGTCACGCCTGCGCTTTCTGCGGAATGTTTTCCGGCGAACGGTACTAGCTACTTGGAAAAAATAAAGATAGATGTGCTCGGTACAGGCGTACCACCCACCTTCTGCGGTACGCTACAAGCGCGGGTGGCCTGCGGTGTGTGACGCCGCCCCGTAGGCCGTCCGCCTGTTCCGCGCGCTCCACGGTACGCCATGCTACGCTACGTCGGGCGGGTCGTCCGGGTGCTCGGCCTTAATCCACTGGCGGCACCGCTCACGCCAGATCGTCTCGTGGGTGTTTGCGATGAACTTAGCCATGGGGGCGTTGTTGCCCTCACTGATAGGGTAGCCGTGCAGGTCATCAAACACAGCCCACCTATGCGAAAAACGATGGGGACGCGCAACAAAGCGGAGGCGAGGCGTCATAGTCCGTTCTCATTGCCGCTGCCGGGGTGAAGATGACGTACGACCCGCACGCTATGCCTCAGCGGTTTCCTCCCAACAGTCTAAGCCACCACGGCGCCTGTCGCCTGGCCCGGCGCAGTTCGGCGAACGCCTTTCATGGAGAGCGTAGAATAGACATAGCCCCCTCATAGAAGGGCAGGACGCAACCAATGAACAGCAGAAGGGCAGGACGCAACCAATGAACAGCAGAAGGGCAGGACGCAACCAATGAACAGCATGTCCGACAGCACTGATGTGCGATCCACACAGCAGAAGGTCCCTGATGACAAGCGCACCGGGAGCGGGCCAGCGACCGACGACACTGACCGACCACACGATCAGGGCCAAGGAGACGCCCGTAGAGGCGGAGCGGAGGAGGCGGAGAGGGAACAACAACGACAGCTTGAGGACGGCACAGAGAGCCCTGGGTAACTCAGAGGAGGTCGCCCCGCCACTCGGCCTCGATCCAGCGTTGACACCGCTCGCGCCAGGTCGCCTCATGGCTGTGCGCGATGAACGTGGCGACTGAGGCGGTATTACCCGCGCTGACGGTGTGGCCGCGCAGGTCATCGAACACGGCCCACGTCCCCGAGCCAGGACGGGAGCGAGCGACGAAACGAGGGCACGGCATCATGGTCCGTTCTCATTGCCGGCGCCAATGGCCGAACTACAGCGTGTCGCCGGTGCGTCCCGCCTCGGTGGCTCGTTGAGAGCGCACGGTGGAAGGGAAGAGGTCAGCCCCTCCCCCGGATGCTATCAATAGGGCCGCATTCGGGGGGACAGCGGCAAAGCCTGGTGGTCGAGGTCGTGCAGGGGGGCGTCACGCCCGCACCAACGAAGGCCGACCGGCCCGCTCATCTCTAGTGTAGCGCGGAGTGCGAATCCCCTGTGTCATAAACCACACACATAGGCCGCTACGTGATAACACTATCGTCATACTATCGGCGCGCACCATCATTGATAGGGCACGGGGCGCATGGTAAGCTAGGAGAGTAACGGTCGTGGTGGAGATAAAAGGGGCGTCTCCATCGCGGCCTTACGTCTTTATAGGCCACCGGCCGCTTCCATCCTCCACACGAGGCGTTGATGAACATCACACACGCCCTCTCCGTAACGCGCGTTACGGTACGCCGCCCCGCCACTCGGCCTGCTGCCAAACGGCGCACCGCGCGCGCCACGCATGTTCCTGGGCATGGGCGATAAACACGGCGCGCTCCTTGGATTGACCACCGCTCACCGAGTGGCGGCGCAAGTGGTCGAACACATACCAGTCGTTGACACCATCGTTCTTGTGAGCGGTGAACCGAGTGGGCGGTGGCATGGGTAGTCCTACGTCCTTGACGGCGCGCTCGCTGCGGATGACGGCGCGCGGGGACGACGATGATTTGCCAAAGTGTGTCATTTTTGCCACACCTCAATGTGCGTGGAGAGAAGTCGAGCAGGTTTACCGTTGAGGGATGCGGAAGATGAAACGGTGGTTGAAGAGTTTCGCCCTCCTCTCAGGGCTCGTTTACCTTATGACACTCGGCTACATGGCTTACGGTGCCGTTCGTCAGACGCTTGACGAACTGTAGCTATGCTATTTACTTTTCCAGGTAGCCGTCCCTAGTCATTGCCGGCGCAAGGAAAAGCGTACCAGCGCGCCCACGGTTCATCAATGGGCTGCTTTTCCGCGATCGCTCTGGCCGCACACATCGCTCCGCTGGTATGGTTGCGCTCCGCGCGGCAGGGGGAGGCGTCCCCCTACGCGGTAGCCCTCGCTGCGCGCTCGGGTCTACCTACCCCCTCGGGAGCCTTCGTGCTCCCCCCACGCCGGCCCGTTGGCCGGACCGACGCGGGTCCCCCCATGACCGGGCGTGCCGCCCTGGACCCTGCGGCATTGAGAGGATGATAGAGGGACATCGTCAGGGGTCCATCCCGGTAGTGGTCGGCGGTTAAAACACCAGGCTGAGCATGATCAGGCAAGCAATGGTCAGCATCGCACAGACCCCGATCCAGCGGTAGACCTGCCACTGCACACGGGCACGTTCACGACGCTTCATCTGGACGCGTACTCCGGTCATTGTCGTATCCATCGCATCTATCTCCTTGTGGTCACTCTCGTTTGCTCTTAGAGGCATGATAGGCGACGCGCGCCGGCAAACCATGCCTCGATCAGGCCATAGGCGTCGTACCCCTGCGCGGAAGAGCGGAGAGGCCACAGGGAGTAGGAGCACGGAGCACGAGCAACCGGTGTGGCCGAGGGGATCAACGAGGGTGCGTTAGCGCCCGCGGGTGGCAGGGGACGCGCCGGGTGCCCCAGTCACCGCCTCGCAGGTCGTGACACGAGCATGACACAGCCTCCCGACACGAAGCAACGTGACCTCGATATATTCACCGGTCGGGTAGTAGAGCAAGCCGAACGTCCGCAACGCCAGCCCCCGCGTGTACCGGACACGCCAGTTCGGGTCGGCATGGACCGCGGTGAGGCAGGCAGCGGCCCGCGCCGCCGTGATCTGCTGGGTGAACCATCGACGAACATCATAGGGATTTGGACGCATCGTGACCCTCCTCCGATCGGTTAGGCGTGCGGTCGTAGCCGCGATACTGCCATCTTCTGTACTCTTGTTGATGGAAAATAGCGGCTAATCTTACGGGGAACTTTAGCGATGGCCGTCGCGGTGCTCGGCCTCAATCCAGCGCTGACAGCAATCACGCCATCTGTTCTCCTCGTCACGCGCATGGTGATCTGCCGATAACATCAATAGGCTGAAGTACGGGACGCGCACAAGAAGGCGATCAACGACGTACCAGTGACCAGAAGTCGCATCGCGTCGAATGATATAGCGAGGGGTCGGGATCATCCTACCGACCGCCAAGGATGAGCCGGAGCCACCACGGCATCTGTCGCCTGGCCCGGCGCAGCTCGTCGGCCTCCCGCTCGGCCGCTTCACGCAAGGCGCGCTCATGGCCTAACTCTGCGGCCTGGGCGCGCGCGACCTCCTGTATGCGGTGCAGCTCCGTGGCCTCCTGCTCGGCGACCTCGGCACGGTGGCGCTCACGGCCTAACTCTTCGCGCACGACCCCTAACTCGCGCTGTGTCCGGTCGAGGTGGTCGACCAACGGGGCCACAAGTTGCTCTACGATGGCCTGCACGGCGGCAGACTGGACAGACGTGTCTGCCAGGCTTGCCAGGCTTGCCAGGCTTGCCCCGCGTGCTAGGCGTGCCTGGCTGTCTAGCGTGCTAGCCTGTCCATTGTCGCCAGCGTTGTCGGTATCACTGTCGAGGGCATCACGCCGGCCCATCCACTCATCGAGCGCGGCCAGGCTGATACGGTACTCGGAGCCGCGAGGGCCTTTCACGCGCCAAGATGGCAAATGACCAGGATGACCGCCACGCGCTTTCAAGGCTCGCCTGATCGTGCGATCGGAGACGCCGGCGTGCGCCGCGGCCTCATCGACGGCCAGGCCGGCGTCATTGGACAGACCAGCGCCGGCGTGTCCAGTGTCTAGGTTGTCCATCATCGCCGCAGTGTACCAGACCCACGCACGCGACGAAGGCCACCAGCGGTTGCTGGTGGCCTTCATGGCGGGGCAGGGGGGCATCCCTACTAGGTCGTGGCAGGGGTTGCTACAGACGCGCCTAGCTCTCGACGGCGGGGCCCGCGTGCGCGGCGAGGGTCGCCTGGGCACTGCGCACCAGGCCACTCACCAGCGTCACGTCCTCGGGCGCATACCCCAGTGACGCGCCCGCCTCCTCGACGCTGGCAATGGCGTGGGGCTGCTGGGCCAGGTGCTTGATGTCCAAGACGAACGCGATGTCGGCCACCTGGTCGGCGTCGTCTAGGGCGATCAGGGTGTTGCTCCGACGATGATAAATGGTGGGCATGATGTTGTCTATCCTCTTTCTATCTCGTGGGGCTATGAGTGGCCCCGGTTTTTCCATCCTAATCCTACTACAGCGACTGGCCGCGCAGGTCGCGGCGGGGGCCGGGCGCGGAGAGCGGGCGGCCCACGAATCCAGGCGGGAGCGGGGCTCATGCGCGGCCTGCCTGGTCACTCAGGCGTGCAAACATGGCCGCGACACGCGCCTCCTGGGCCCGTGTCGTGGCCGTAGCCGTGGCAATCAGGCGACCACCGTGGGCGAAATAGGCGAGGCCGTCGTAGCGGTACAGCATCCAGGGGGACGCGACGGGCGGCGGTGGGGCGGCCTGTGGGGCAGTCTCAGTGGTCATGACGGGCGCTCCTCGTGGCGGCTGTCCGCGCGTTGATCGTGTCCGCCCAACGGTTCCACGCCGCGCACTCATCGATTGCGGACTGATTGGCTGGCAGAAACCGGCCGTCGCCTGCATAACGATAGGCAGGCTGCTCCTCGGCGCGCGGGGCGGCCAGCAGGACGCTGGCCGCTGTCGAGGTAGTGGCTGTTGAGGTGTTCATCTTACGCAGCTCGTATCGCCGCGTAGTGCAGCGCCGCTACTTCCCGCTCCAGCCCATCGACCTGGCGCCAGAGGGCCGCGTAGCTATCGTCGCGGAGGTCGGCGTCGTGGAGCGCCTGGCGTGCGTGGGCGAGCCGCGACTCGGCCGCGTCGGCCTGGGCATCCAGCGTCGTGTTTGTTACCATAAAAACGCCGCTAGCGTGCTCTTCCTCAACCGCTGGGCACGCTGGTGGCACGACCTGTCCGTACCACTGTTGCATGGCCGGCTCCATCGCGCGGACGAGGGCGACATGACGACATGTCCCCCTGTACGAAAAGCCCTTGCAGTTGCAGTGGTCGAGCGTGACGGGATGGCCTGTGCCCCGCTTACTCGCGCTCTCTACGAGGTAGCGGCCCTCGCCGAGGCGGCGTACTCTCGGCTTGAAGGCGGTTGCGGTATTCTTCTCGACTGTTGTGATTTGAAAGGCATTGGTTGATCACGTTGGCACGATGCCCTGGTGCTTGGCAAACAAGGAGGTCATCACGTCCTCAATGGTGACCCCACCGAGGAGACGATCGTGCGTATAGAGC